CTAGTTTAATTGGTCAATATGAAAATGAATTTAAACAACAGGAAATGGCAGAGCGAGTAGCTAATCGAGATGGTAAAACAGTTAATGAAGTACTTGCAGAATGGAAGTACAAATCTGATTTTGCTTGTGAAAAAGGAACTACTTGTCACGAATTCGCGCAAAGTTTGTGGAGTGGTTTGAAATGGCAACCTATGTATTTTGATGGTAGCGAAGAATATACACAAGCCGTCGTTAAAATACAAAAGCAAGCACAAAGTTTTAAAAAAGATTATGAGGATTGGTTAGAACATTTACAAGACGAATTTGTTATTGGTAGCGAAGAATACGATATAGCAAGTGCTATTGATCATTTATTTATAAATAAGCTAACAGGTGGTCTTGTATTAGTTGATTACAAGACAAACAGTTATTTGTCGGGTTATAACAAAAAAGCCTATAAAAAGGCAATGAAAGTTCCTTTACGACATTTAAATGATGACGCATTAAATCACTATTATATACAATTATCGATTTACAAATATTTGATTGAAAAACACACAAAATTAATGGTCGATGAAATGTTTATTGTTTATTTTAGTGAAAATGTTGATGATTATGAAATTATCGAAATACCTTATATGAAAAAAGAGGTAGAACTAATTTTAGAAAATAGGAGAGTGAGAAATATGAATAGTGTACCAATTTTGTTAATTGGAAAAAGTGGTTCTGGGAAGAGCACGAGTTTAAGAAATTTTACAAAGGATGAGGTGGCAGTGATTAATGTTTTAGGCAAACCATTACCATTTAAAACAGATATTAAAGCCCCAAAAATAGATGATTATAAAAACATATTGAATCAAATTGCTATGACACAAAAGAAAGTTATTGTAATAGATGACGCAAACTATTTAATTACAAATGAATTTATGAAGAATTCTAGTATTAAGGGCTATGACAAATACAATGAAATGGCTAATAATTTTTTTGAACTTATTAATGGTATAAAAAATATCGAGGGTGGAAAAACAGTGTATTTAATTATGCACGAAGATGCTGACGAAAATGGAAACATAAAACCAAAGACGATAGGAAAATTATTAGATGAGAAAGTTAATATTCAAGGAATGTTTACAATTTGTATTCGTTCTATGTATGAAAATGGTAATTACATTTTTAAGTTAAAAACAAATGGGCAAGACTGTGTTAAAACACCTTTTGGTATGTTTGATATAGATAGTATGGAGAATGATTTAAAAGCCTTTAATGAGGTAGTTAAAGAATATTACGAATTAGATGAAAGAGAGGAAAATTAATTATGATAAAAAGACCGACCGATTGGGATAAAATTGATGGGATTGAATATGGAGATTATGAAACTTTAGAATTAGGAGGGCACGAAGTTGTTATCAAGGATGCGTATGAATATACAGGACAAAGCGGTAACACATCTTTAAGAGTAGAGGTTGATATTACGGGAAATGATAAACAGGCAGGATTTTATCAAAAACAATAGGAAAACGATAATAGGAATGATAAAAAGTGGCCAAATGGGGCTATTAGATATATTTCTTTAAAAGAAGACGAAATGTGTGTAGCTTTATTTAAAGGCTTTACTACAGCCGTAGAAAACTCAAATCCAGGTTATCAATGGAATTGGGATGAGAAGAGTTTAGTTGGAAAAAAACTTTGTGGAGTATTTGGATTAGAAGAATATGAGAAACAGGACGGAACTGTTGGGGTGGCAACTAAGTTAATACAATTTAGAAGTTTAAATAAATTACCAGAAGTTCAAATCCCAAAAGTTAAACTACTTGATGGGACATTTGTTGACTATGATGATTATCAAGAAATCAAAAATTCACAACAAATTGAAGTAATAAAAGGTGATAAAATTGATGATTTTATAAACGAAAATTTATTAGATTAGGAGGATAAAATAATGTTTGATTTAGGCTGGATCAAATTATATAGAGAATTAAAAGCAAAATCTATTTGGCAATTATCCTCCCCACAGCAAAAAGTTGTATTAATTACAATTTTGATGACAGTGAATTATGAAGAAAGTAAATGGGAATGGAAAGGGCAACAATTTAGTTGTAAGCCAGGCCAATTGATTACAAGTTTAAGTTCTTTAGCTAAGGAATGTGGTGAGGGGGTAACAATCCAAAATGTAAGAACTGCGCTTGAGCGATTTGAAAAACTTGGATTTTTAACAAACTTATCAACAAAGACAGGTCGCTTGATAACCGTTGTAAATTGGGATAAATACCAAAATCAAGACTTTGTTAGTAACAAAAGTATTAACAAAGACCTAACAAAGAGCCAACAAAGACCTAACAAAGAGCTAACAACTAATAAAGAATATAAGAATATAAGAAATAAAGAAGTGTGTGGTAGCGACGAAGTCGCTCCTACACCCACGCTCGCTGATATCACTTCTTATTCTTTGGAATTAGGAATCGACGATAAAGATTATTGTGAAAAATTTTATAATCACTATAACGGTATAAATTGGGTAAATGGGTCAGGTCAAAAAATTACAGATTGGAAGTCAATATTTCAAAACTGGATAAAGAAAGATAAATTATTAGATAAACAAAAAGATGAAAGGATATATTTAAGCTAATGTTAAAAATAGTTGAAGCAAACCGTTCAGAAATTGAAAAAAGCTATATGGCGTTGTTGTTAAATAAGCCTGATTTATTTTCAATAGCGCAAATTAAACCCGAGTATATGAATTTAAAAGCTAATCAAAAAGTATTTGAATTTGCGAAAGAATGTTATGAAGAGTTTGAGTGTTTAGATGTGATTAAGATTTTAGAAAAACATCCAAGCGCAGATTTAGATTACATAATGGAATTACTTTTAAATACATTTTATTTTGATTCGGCGTGGAAACGACAACTAGAAATAGCGGAGGAAAGTATTGTTAAGTTTTACAAAGAGGATGTTATTAAACGATTAAATCAAAGGTTGGATAATAATCAAGTAAGCTATGATGAGTTTTTAAAACAAATAAAAAAGCTTGATGATATTGTACTGACAGAAAGAACAGTAACTTTAACAAGTAAGGAACTTGTTGAAAAAATGAATGAAGATATGTCAAGAGTGAATTTGAATAGATTTCCGATTTTAAATAGGAATTTAAAACTAGTGCAAGGTGATTTTTTAATTATTGGAGCAACTACAGGAATGGGTAAATCTGGATTTATGTTAAATTTGATGAATGATTTAATGACAGGATTTCAATGCATTTATTTCAATATGGAAATGAGTAAGAGTACAATTTATAAACGTATGGTTTCAATTAATTCAGGTATATCAATGGATGATGTGACCAATCCAAAAACAGAATATCAAAAACAAATAATTACAAAATCATTAGAAAAAATAGAAAATGCCAATTTGGTAATTGAACATACAGCAAACAACATTAAAGAGATTAAAGCGATTATGATGAAAGTTAAAGACAAAAATAAACATACAATATTATTCATTGATCATCTAGGTTTAACAAAATGTGATGATAAGAAAACACTTTATGAACAAGCTACGGAAGTAGCTAAAGAATTAAGGCAAATGTGTTTAGAATATGATTGTACGATTATAAGCGCAAGTCAATTAAACCGTAGTGCTTATAGTTCTGAAACGCCAAGTTTATCGATGTTAAAAGATAGTGGGGAATTAGAAAATAGTGCTAGTAAGGTTATCTTATTATTTAGTGACAAAGACAATCCAAAGCACGCAGATAAAATTAAAATGAATGTTGAAATTGTAAAGAATCGTGATGGTATATGTGGAATTGTACCGATGGAATATGATAAACCTAAACAAATCTTTAAAGAGGTGGTTAATTATGATAATTGAATGTGATACTCGTCAACAAAAACAAGAACATATTACTAAAAGTTTTGATGAAGCAGGTATAAAGTATATTCGGAATAAACTTTATTGTGGTGATTATAAACGTGTGGATAGTCCAAAGATTATCATCGATACAAAAAAAGATTTAATGGAAATTAGTGGAAATCTTTGTAGAGTTACTGAACATCAAAGATTAAAACGGGAAATAGCTAAAGCGTGTGATATAGGTGCTGAAAGATTTATATTTCTTATTGCTGATAATAAAATCACCGATGTTAGCCAAGTGTATACTTGGAATGTTCCAACAAAAAGGGATGGAAGTAAGTATACAAAAGTGAAACCTGAGACTTTGCAAAAAATTATGGAGACTATGAACGAAAAATACGGAGTTGAGTTTATGTTTTGTAAGAAAAAAGAAATGGGTAACAAAATTATTGAACTTTTAACGGAGATAAATTGAATGTTGGATGAGAATTTAATTGCTAAGGTGTCCGAAATTCTCCATACTGACTATTCTAGAGCTGTGAAAGATGTTGAAAAGTGTAATTCTATGTTGGAAGAATTATTGAACGAAATTGACCGATTAAACGACGAAATAAAAAATATCATTCAAGAACGAGAAGATAATTATGTTCGAATAAATTACGAAGATATGATTTAAGAGGTGTTTATGCAAGAGTATGAGATTAATCAATTAAAGGAAAAAAATAAATTATTAGATAGTAATAATAGACTTTTAGAACAAAAGTTAAACAAAAAAAACAAAGAAATTCAGTTTTTAAAAAAACAATTAAAGGAATGTAGTCAAAAAATCGAAAAATTATCAAAACAACAAAGCGAAAGTCAAATATTTTTTGACTTTTAAAAATAGCGTGAGGTGGAAAATGAACGTATTTGAAAATATAAAACAGGCTATTGCCTTGCTTGAAACAAATGAACAACATTTTGAAGAATTAATAGAACTTCAATCTAAAACTGATAAGAAAATAGATTACTGGCTTCATTATATAGAATTAAACAACATTAAAGTAACTGAATCTTATAAAATTATTAAAGAAATAAAAAAATTAAGAGAAGAACGAAGAAAATATAAAAATGAATTTGAATTAATTAAAGTTTTTAAAGATAACGAAAATAAAATGGCTAATGCTTCAAACAGAAAAATATTGTTAAATCAAATTTATAAAACAAACAATAAACAACAAAACGCTAAATATAGTTATGATGCGTATACAGAAAAAGAAAAAAACGAAATATTAGGTATTAAAAAGGAGAATTTATGAACAAAAAATTAAGAAAAATAATAAATCATTATACATTAAAAAAACAATTAAAGTATTTTCAAAGTGAAGTGTTCGAATTGAATGAAGCGATCATTCAATATGAAGAAAAGAAAAGAAAACCCATTGATATTGTGTGTAATGCATTAGAGCCAATTATGGCTAGTTTAAATAACAGAAAAGCAATTAGTAGTACAGATGCTATTAAGGAAGAAATTGCAGATGTGATGGTAATGTTAAAACAATTTCAATTGTATTACAGCATATCTACCAAAGAAATAAAAGAAGTTATGAAATTTAAAATTGATAGACAAATAGAAAGAATAAATAATGAAATACATTGATTATTGGATTCCAATATTACAACGTCAATATTTTATGTTTAAATTGCAAAATGATATAGAAGCTATTGTAGAACTGGAAGACAATATTTGGCGAAATTGGAACCTTACAAAAGAAGAAAAATGGGAAGTTATTAGAAAAATAAGAGGTGTTAAATGAATTTAGAAAGAATAAGAGCAATGGATGATGAAGAATTAAGAAGATTTTTAAATAGGTTATCTAAAAGCAATGTTTGCAACAAATGTGGAAATTTAGCTAGTGTTTACGATAAAAAGACTATTTCAGTTGGTATTTATAATTTGAGTGGTCAAAAAGTAAAAAAGTTATGCACTTTGTGTGATGATTGCTATTCTGATTTACTAGATTATTTAGCAGTTCCTGATGTGGATTTTGAAAAAAGTAAGTAAATAAGTTTATTTACAAGAAGGAGATGGATAAGAAATGAAGGTAATAGATTTGTTGAATAAAATAGCGAATGGTGAAGAAGTGCCAAAGAAAATAAAGTATCAATTTAAAACATTTGAATTAAATGAAGATAACAGATATATACGAACTGATAAAGTAAGTCAATATGATTATGGAAATAAAACATTATTAGAATATGTATTGGAATGTGATTTACATTATGAAGTAGAAATAATAGAAGAAGATAAGGAAATAGAAAAATTACCACAATGGGCAACTAAAATTGATAATTCAGTAGAACATACGACACAAGAACATTTTAATTGGATATGTGCTAATAAAATCAACGAACTAATAGACGAAGTAAATACTTTAAAGGGTGGTAAGAATGACTGCTAAAGAAATGTTTGAAAAATTAGAATATGAATGTGAAACATATGGTGATGAAATAAAATACACATACAAAGGAAATTATGCAGATGTATATATATATTTTCATAAACAAATAAACCAAATAGAAATTAATAGTGATAAAGATATAACTTTTAATTTTAGTATGAAAGAATTAAAAGCAATAAATAAACAAATAGAAGAATTGGGGTGGTAAGAATGAATAAAGAAGAAATACAAGGATTGCTAGATAAATTTAAAAACACATTAGAAAATTATGAAATAGATAGAAAATGTGGGCAATTATCAGTTGATAGTATATATCATCTATTTCCAACAGAGCAACAAAAGATAATAAGTTGCATTGAAAATTTACAACAAGAAAACAAAGAACTACATAACAAGATAGATAAGGCTATTGAATACGCAGAACAACTAGAACATAGTGAGTGGGTTTCTTTTGGCAGAAAGATAATATTAGAAATATTAAAAGGTGATGTAAATGACTAAAGACGATTTAATAATGTTCTTAATAGTATTATGTATCTTATTATTCGGCTATGGAGCATTAATGACAAGCATAGTTAATGATAAGACAAATTATATTGTGAGTGAGTGTGGAGGTGTTGAATGAAAGATTTAAAAATATTTACAAACAACATAGAAGTTAAAGCGAAAGAGCAAATTAATTTATTATTAGAACAAGAAGCATTTAAAGATTGCAAAATTCGTATTATGCCAGATGTCCATGCAGGTGCAGGGTGTGTAATTGGATTTACTGGTAATTTAGGAGATAAAGTTATCCCGAATATTGTTGGAGTAGATATTGGTTGTGGAATGCTATGTGTAGAACTAGGTAATATTGATTTAGATTTAGAAAGATTAGATCGAGTTATTAGAGAATATGTTCCTAGTGGTATGAATGTTCATAATGAAATTAAAAGTAATTTTGATTTAGAACAATTATATTGTTTTAAATCGTTGAAAAATAAAGAAAATTGGTTAGAAAAAAGCATGGGCTCTTTAGGTGGTGGGAATCACTTTATAGAAGTAGATATTGATGAAGATAATAATAAATATCTAGTTATACATACAGGTTCAAGAAACTTAGGAAAACAAGTCGCTGAAATATATCAAGAAAAAGCAATAGAATATTGTTCTTATAAAAAAGAAATGGCAGAAGAAAAAATGGAAATGATATTGTATTTAAAAGATGAAAATAGAGAAAAAGAAATACAAGGAAAATTAGAAGAAATAACTGAAAAATATAAAGGTAAAACAAAACTTCCTAAAGATTTATGTTATTTAGAGGGCGAATTAAAAGATGGTTATTTGCATGATATGAATATATGTCAAGAATTTGCAGTTGATAACAGAAAAGAAATTGCATTTACTATTTTAAGCAAAATGAATTTAGATTATATAGATTGCTTTGAAACAATACATAATTACATATCGTTTGAAGATAACATAGTTCGTAAAGGTGCAATTTCAGCTAAAAAAGGAGAAAAAGTACTCATACCAATGAATATGAAAGATGGTTGTATTATTGCAGTCGGAAAAGGTAACGAAGATTGGAATTGTTCAGCACCACATGGAGCAGGAAGAATTATGTCAAGAATAGAAGCTAAAAAAACATTTAATTTAGATGAATTTGAAAAAAGTATGGAGGGTATTTATACAACTTCTGTAAATGAAAATACAATAGATGAAGCTCCTATGGTATATAAGCCAATGAAAGAAATAATTGATTGTATAGGAGATACTGTTGAAATAGAAAAAGTAATAAAACCTATATATAATTTCAAAGCTAGTAATTAAAAAGTGAGGTGAATATATGGAATTATGGATTAGAAGTCAAGATAAAATTAGATTGATAAAAACTGAAAATTTAATAATTGGTGGAACATACAAAAACGAAATCAAAGAAGAAAGTGATGTATTTAGTATGAGTTTAGGTACATACAAAACAAAAGAAAGAGCCTTAGAAGTATTAGATGAAATACAAAGACATTTAGTAATTACTAATGATGATAATATTTTTTATGTTTATCAAATGCCAAAGGAGTGATAATTTATGGAATTAAAAGAAGGAATGTATGTAAGAACTAAATGGGGGTATATATGTGAATTAATAAACATAAATGATTTTAGAGAACCATCTATGAAATATGGAGTTGAAGCAAACTATTTAAAAGATATTATGTTTATAGGTGATGAAGATATAGTAAAAGCAAGTAATAACATAATAGATTTAATAGAAGAAGATGATTTAATTAAATGTCAATTTGGAGAACAGACTTTAATATTACAAGTAGGTGCTAGATATACAACTTTACATCAAGTGAATGATTGGGTTAAAGGTGTATTTACACCAGATAATGAATTTTGGTCTTTAAAATATTTATATGAAGAAGATATATTGCAATCAATAGTAACAAAAGAACAATTTAAAGCTATGGAATATGTAGTAGGTGATAGTGATGAATGAAAATATCAGGAAATAAAATTAAAGAACTTTATCAAGAATATGACCGATACATAGTTTATAAAGTCTATCTACTAAAAGGCGATAAGAAAATATTTTTATACACTACAACTGAAAGTAAAATAAAAACTAAAAAGTATGAACTAAGGGAGGGGTTAAATGAAGAAGATTACACCTGCGGACAAGCCTGATTGTTTCGCATTTCGAAATGATGGAGAATGTCACGCATTAATCAATAAGAACTGCGAGAATTGTAAATTTTATACACCAAAAGAAAAAATCAAAGACAATCCATTTTATAAATACAGCTGGATAAACAAAAGAAAGATGGAAGGTGTAGTATATGCTAGAAAAATCAGAAAAGAACAAATTATGAGGTAATACAATGAGATATAAATTATCTAAAGATCGTAGAAAGATACGAATCATAAATATTTATCAAAATAATTTTGCGAGCCATATTAAAATATTAAAATTAAAAAGATTTAAAGGGGGTAAATGATGAGCACTATAAGAAATTATACAAATACTAAATGTGATTTAGAAACAGCAAAGGCTAGATTAAGTATATTAATCGATAAAAAAACAGCATTATATAACAAATACTTCCCAGTTACTTCGAAAACTGGAGAAAGTTCTCCAGATAAGAATAAATCCACTAAAGATAAAATGACTTTATATATGCATGATTTATTAAAGATAGACCCCAACACAGGAAAAAGTTTAGAAGATGAAATAAATGAACAATTGGAAGAAGTACATCATTTAGCTAATTATCTTTCTATAATGGATTCTTCTGTAGAAAAATTAAAAGGGATTGAAGCTGATTTGTATAATAACATCGTATTTAAGGGTATGAAAATTACGAAGGCTGTGGAAAAAGTTGCAGAGGAATATGATAAAGATGTGACGACTATTTGGCGTTTATATCATAAAACGATAAAAAAAGATGTACAAAAACTAAAAATGCCAGTGAAATGCCAGTAAATTTTGTGCTAAAGTGTATATTGAAGAAATATAAATGTTTCTTTGTGTTTGTTTTCCATTTGAGGTCTCACGACCTTTTTTTGTTAGGAGTTGATTATAAGTGAAAATAGTAAAAGGTGACCAAAGAACAATAGATGTAAAAATATCTAATCCCGATGATGTTGATGAAATTATTTTGACTTGTCGAGAAAAAGCTTATAAAACATCACCTATGCTTTTTCAAAAAAAATTAAGTAAAGGTGAATTCGAATTACAAGAGGGTGTTTATGTTGCTTGGATTATGAGGGAAGATACTAAAGATTTAGCTTATGGTATTTATGGTCTTGATGTTGAAGTTAGGGCAGGAAAACTTATCCTAACTAAAATAGATAAGTTAGAAGTAACTGATAAATATGGTGATTTAGATGGAAATTAATGTTGATTTGAATGAAAAATTGTCCATATCTGATATTGAACTTGGAATAGTCAAAGAAAATCCTAAGCTAATAGATTTAGATATTATACCAAGTAAGGAAGAGCAAATATTTAATCACGATGGTGAGTATGGATATGATGTTGTAAAAGTTGCACCAGTAACTGCAGATGCTGATACCAACATCAAAGCTGAAAACATCAAAAGTGGTGTTAATATTTTAGGTGTTGAGGGAGCATTAGACGCAAATGCGTTAGATAATTTCTTAAAAGGCACATTAACAAGTATAGCTTTTCCAAAAGGAATGTATCAAGTAAGACCTTATACGTTTTATCAATTAAGTAGTTTGAAAGAAGTAACTGATTGGGGAGATATTAATAGCATACAGGATTATGCATTTAGGCAAACAGGATTAACAGAATTTATTCTAAAAGGAAATAGGTCTATAGCAAGCATAGGAAGTAATGCCTTTTACAATTGTCCGGCACTAACTAACGTTGAAATTGATTTAAATCCGTCAAGTTACACGAGCAGTGCTCATTCTTTTTTAGGTTCTAATTTATTCTATAACTGTAAAGCATTAAAGACAGTCAAAATTTCATATAATGATGCAGGTGGGTATGGTTGGCGACTTTTAAATACCAGTCAATTTAGTGGTTGCTCAGCACTAGAGTTTGTTAGGTTAAAACATTTTGCGACAATATATTCAACATCAGGACAAATGTTTTATAATTGCACAGGGTTGAAAATAGTACGATTTGATGATGTTGCACCATCGTTTAATCTATCTCAAACAAGTTCAAACAATTATTTATTTAGAAATTGTACTCAATCAGATTTAACAATTTATATTGATGCTCCGAGAGCAACAGTAGAAACGTTCACAGGTTATGAAGCTAAATGGGGAGCAACAAATGCAACTATAATTTGTAATGATGACCCTGAATGGGTTGAATATGAGGAAGAATAAGGACAATAAAGTCCTTTTTATATCGCAGAAGTAGTGTAATAGTAGCATACAGGTCTCTTTAGCCTGTGGAGCGGTGCAAATCCGACTTCTGCAACCAAATTTAAGGAAAGAGAGGTATATATGAATTTAGATTTATTTATTAGAATGAAAATAATAGAATTAAGTACTAAATATGATATATCTCTTGTAGAAATATCTAAGGTAACTAATGATAAGTTTAAAAAAACATATAATTTCAATTATAAACCTCATAAATCGAAACCTAAAGATAATATATGTAAAAGATTCTACAATAAAAGAGAGTTAGTGAGTTGGTTATCATGTCTAAATTAACAGATAAGCAAAAAAAGAAAATAATAGCTGATTATGCTAATAATCAAAACTATTGTGAAACAGCTAGAATGAATAATGTAAGTGAATTCACAGTTAGGAATATAATAAAAAATTGGAA